CGTCGAAATCGTCGTGCCAAAACTGCCAATCGCAGCATCGGACGGGAATTGGCGGCGGATCGTAGTTGATATGCCAGCCGCGATAGAGCGTGCGGATGGATGTCATCCCTCACCTGTGGCGGCTTTGATCGCAGCGCGAGCTTTGTGACGTGCCGCGTTATCAGGCCACCCAGATCTGATGGCGACATAATCAACCACGATCAATAGATCCTGAAGCGCCTCCAAAAGCGCCTGTGTCCGCGCGGGAGGGTCCATTGCGCCCATGCATGTTAGCGCGTCACAGGCGGCGTCCAGAGCGTCCTTGTGAGCAGCCGCATAGCCCGATGCTATTTGTTCCGGCGTATATGTCCCGCCACATGCGTCAACTGCACGGAAGGCTTGATCTCTCCAGTAGTAGGGAGGGGCGCTCATTCCCCCGCCTCATCAATCAGCGCGCCGTCGATCTCATCGGCCGCATATTGCGCGATGTTGGCGAGCAGCTTCACGATGTCGGGCGATTTCATATCGACGCCATCGAAAATGGACTTATCAAGCCATTTCGAAGGGCTGTTCAAAAGCGGTTGACCATAGCGCCAATCTGGATTGCGAACGCTCATCGTGGCGTGCGTAATTTCGACATCCTCAATGCCGTCCGGTTCAGCCGGTTCGCCGCCGCACGAATAGGTCGGACCGGTTTCGGGATAGCCGGGCTGGAAATTCCCCACGCACGTCAGTTCGATCTCAACAGTGACTTGGCTTTGGACTTGGCGGGACATGCGGTCGCTCCGTTTCGATGGGGAAGCATCGCCGTATGCGTTCCTCGTGTCAATCGTTTTGTTTCACTGGCGACCGTTTCCGATTGCTACGCCCGATCATTCGTGCAAATGATGCAAAATGACGAAACCTCATCCTGAAGCCGCGCGCGTGTTCGCCCGTGCATTTTCCGAAGGGTTCAAGATGCCCGAGGTCTTGGCGCGAGGGGGCGTCTCACGTTCGACCTGGTGGCGCATCAGGAGCGGTAAGGATTTCAAGGCGTCATCTATCAAAGACATCGACCGCGCTATCGACGAATTGATCGCCGATCGCGAATCGCAAGGAAACCCAGATGGGCCGCAAGCCGAAAGCTGAAACCGTGGTCGAACGCGAGATCGCACCAGACGACAACACCAAGCTGACCGATGCCGAACAGCAAGCGTTGGTCACCTATTACGCGCTGAAAATCATCGAGGATCAGCGAAAGGTCGCGGCGCTTAAGGTGTCGATGGATTTGGCTAAGAAGGTCGTGAACGGCCACTTCAAGCGATTGAAAGCGGACCTTGATTGGTCACGCAAAGAGTTCGAAGCCGAAGTCCTCGAAAAGATGCAGATGACGGAAGCCGAGGACCTGGCGGCTGAAAAGCGCCGCGCTCGGCTTCGGAAATTGGCTGGTCTTCAAGCCGGCCAGCAACTCGACCTCGAGGACGTGATTCGCGATACCGCCGACGATCTGGCGATGGCCTACGCCAACGGGTTGCGCGCTGGGCGCCGAGCCGATGATCCGGTGGCGCCGCCCGAAGTCGCCGCCGTCGCGCTCCAAGAATGGCTAAGAGGATGGCATGACGGGCAGGCTGAGAACGCCATGAAGCTCGGGATCGCCGCGAAGGTCTTGGAGGCCCGCGCCAAATCGGCCGCCTCAACCGTCGAACTGGTCGAAGACACGGGCGACGATGACGAGATCGACGAAGACGACGTTCGCAAGGAAGCCCGGCGGCTCAAAGATGCGGGCTGGACCGAACCGACCGCCGATGAAGCGTTTGAGGACGCGTAACGGTGGACGCGCTGACTTTCTCAATGAGCGGCGCTCCTCGCGGAAAAGGCAGGCCCCGAGCTGCGGTTCGGGGCCAACACGCGACCATTTACACCGACGCCAACACGCGGAAATATGAGGCGTCAGTAGCCCGGTTGGCGAAGATGGCCATGAACGGCCAAGATCCATTTACGGGAGCGTTGAGCGTGTCGCTCCGGTTTCGCATCCAACCGCCGAAGTCGATGCCCAAACGGGAGCGCGCCGCCGTGTTGGCTGGCGAGCAGGCTTACGCTGGGCGGTTCGATATCGACAACCTCGCTAAGAGCGTTTTGGATGCATGCAATTCAATCTGCTTCGTCGATGACAAGCAGGTCATGCGATTGTTCGCCGTCAAGGTCGCCAGCGAGCGTCCGGGGGTAGACGTAAAGATTATGCCGTTGGAACCACAGGGGGATTAGCCTTGCGAACATCGACCGAATGGACTTCTGAACGCCAAGAACTGCTTGAGCGGTTATGGCGGGAGGGCAAGAGCTTCGCCGAGATCGCAAAATCGCTCTGCGTAACCAGATCGGCGGTTGCTGGTCGCTTGGCGCGCACGGGCCACGCGGGCAAAGGTTCACCGCCTCGTCCGATCAGTTTGAGCATGAAAAAGTCTGTCAAGGCGATCCCGGCCACGAAGCCGGTATGGCGCGCTCCGGCCCTAACCGTTGTTTCTGGCCCTCCTATCTCAAAGCCGCCATTGCCGATGCCTGTGTTAACTGCGGCGACGGGCAGCGATCCTAGGCCATGGATTGAGCGAGCGCGCGGAGAATGCGCTTGGCCGCTTGGCGACGGGTCAATGAGCTGCTGCGCCCCGACTGGCGCCCGGACCCAGGTCTATTGCGAGGAACACCGGAAGCGGGCCTACGTGAAAAGTAGGGTCGGATAATGGGCGAGGGAGCGGCCGGCGCAAGACTGCTGCTAGCGATCGGAGAACGCCAGCGCTGGATTTTGCGGCTCTATGGCGGCACGGTCGCTCCAAGTCCTGATGAGCATCCCGTGGTCGCTGGCGCGCGTGCTAGGCTTAAGGAATCGCTAATCGGCGCCCTCCTGCTCATTGCGTCCTATGGCGGAAAGCGTCATCGTCCTGAGGCTTGGGAGTTGTTGGCGATTGTTCGGGGTTGGAAATGATCAACGGTCGCGCCGTGTCAAACGCTATGCTCACCTCACCATCCACACTGGCGATGGCCCTGGAGCGCGCGATGGAAGCGATCCTTCAAGCGCACAGTTTCCAGCAGATGGAGATCGATATTGCCGTGGCGCGGCGCCGACTGGCCGCGCAGTATGAAGAGTCGATCAAGACGGAAGGGTTCCTAGGATGACTATGACGCCAAGTGAACGCGGTCGATACGCGCAGAGTTTCCGCAAGATTAAGGTTGTTCCGAGACCGGTCGTAGTCCGATTGAACGGTATGCCATGTGGCGAGTGCGGTGGTCATACTGAGGTCAAAGATTCTCGCCCTTGTGAAAAGGGCGGCGTGCAAGCGATCCGACGGCGGCGCAAGTGCGTGGACTGCGGGGCCAAGATCACGACCTGGGAAATGACCAAAATCGCTGAAGATCCGCGAATTACCCGCGTCCGCGAACTAGTCCGCGATCTCCAGTCTGCGCTGGACGAACTGCCCCCGACGGCGGAATGGGACGATCTGTGAAAACGCCCGATAATCTTCGCGGGCTCCCATTGCCAAGTCGGCGATTTGAGGGGTAGAAAAAGAAACGGGCGGGGAGGTTCCTACACCTCAACCCGCCCATTTACATCGGCTTACACGGAGCCTCCGCATGAACTCCATTAACAATTCCGCGCGTATCGCGCAACCGTCTAAGCCCCTTGCGCCTAAAAAGCCGCCCGTCTGCTTAGAATGCGGCGATGAAACGAGCTTGGCGCGAGGGTCGGACGTATACCCCGGCGAAGATCATTTGGCCGAGATATGGGTTTGGAAATGCCAATGCGGTGCTTTCGCTCGCTGTCAGCCAGGAACCCTAATTCCCGTTGCACGCCCTGCAGGCGACGAAACTCGACGCCTACGCAATGAAGTGTTTCGTTTAGTTTACGAAATTCTCGGCCCGTGCGGAGGAACGGTTAAAGAAAAGAAGTTGTGGAGCGCCCACAGATTTTACATTCAGAGAAAAACTGCATATCTCGCTCTTAGCAGGCGAAAAGCGATAAAATTTGGCTATCTCACCAAAGATGAGGCTCGTCTGTGTGTCGAGTTTCTTAAACAGAATGGAGATATGTTCAATTCTCATCGATCCAATGAGCAGAGCGGATCGGTTGCATGAGTTTAGCGCCCGCATTCGATCTGCGCCCCGAAGAGATCGAACTATTCAACATTGAGGCTGAGCAAGCGCTGCTCGGATGCGTGCTGTTCGACAATAGCGCGATCCAGCTTTGCGACGGTCTGGCTCCGGCAATGTTTTATGAGCCGCTTCACTCCCGCATGTGGGCGGCGATCGTTGAGCGTGCGGCTCACGGGCGCGTTGATATGATTTGGATGTTCGATCGGCTCAAGTCTGATCCATCCATGCTCGAATTGGGCGGACTGCGCTATCTCGCCGATCTGGTTGACCACGCGCCCCCAACTGCGAACGCGCCAGATTGGGCTTCGATCATCCATGACTCGTCCATGCGCCGCTCACTGGTCGATGTATGCGCCAAGGCGATGGCGACAGCTGGAAACACTGCATCGAGCGCTTTTGAGCTGATCGCTAGCCTTGAGCGCGAGATCACGACGCTCGCCACCGGAGCCGCGCCAGCCGATAGCAACCTCGTGGACGGGCGAACGTCCGCTCTTGAGACAATGGAGCAGATCGGTGACGAGCACGCCCAGGGCAAGCCAAAGGGCCGAATGACGGGCCTTCGGTGTGTTGACTTCCGGCTAGGCGGTCTCAAGCCGGGCAAGCTGATTATCATCGGCGCCCGGCCATCGGCGGGCAAGACGGCGCTATTGCGGAATGTGCTGTTCGGTGCTGCGATGCGAAACCGTAACGACGCCTTCGCCCTATTCTGTCTCGAAATGAGCCGCCGCGAATTGGATGAGCGCACGCTGTCAGCTCTGACCTATCGCGACGAAGGATGGAGCAGCATCCACTATCAGAACATGAGCGGCGACAAGCTCACGCCTCTTGAGGTGCGACGGCTTCGCGAGTTAGCATATGACGTTCCGGCCAACTTCATCTTAGACGACACGACCGGCCTTTCCGTCGATTATATCGAACGCCGGGTGTGGGCATTGAAGCGCAAAGGCCCACTGGGTGCGGTAGGGATCGACTACCTCCAGATCATGGATCGCCCCAAAGCCGTTGGCCGCAACCAATCGGACGTGCTGGCCGAAATGACCGGGCGCCTGAAACGCCTTGCAAGGCGCGCTGAGGTCGCGATTGTGCTCCTATCGCAAATCAGTCGCGGCGTTGAGGCGCGGGACGATAAGCGTCCGCAGCTCGCAGACCTTCGCGAATCAGGGGCCATTGAGCAGGACGCTGACGCGGTGCTCATGCTCTACCGCGAGTTTTACTATTTGGAGCGGTCCAAGCCCAAGGAAGGAACACCCGCCTTCACCCAATGGGAAATAGACTGCGAGGACTGCAAACACCGGCTTGACGTGATCTGCGCCAAAAACCGGGGCGGCGGCATCGGTTCCGATGAGCAGGAATACATCGCCGAATTTGACGTGATTAGCGATCCGAGACGGGGGTAATTATGAGCACGCATCCGTTCATCCCACTTTACGTCGATGATTTTGAGGCGGCCACGGCGCATCTCTCGCTTGAAGAGGATGGCGTCTATAACCGGCTCATGCGGCTTTGCTGGCGCACGCCAGGATGCAGCATCCCAGCCGATGAAGTTTGGATCGCCCGAAAGATCAGGCTCTCGCCAGAGGACTTCGACCGCATTGCTAGACCGGTGCTGAGTGAGTTTTTCGGGATGTCGAGAGGGCGATATTTTCAGAAGAGATTGCGCGAAGAATACGACGACATATCGCGTAAGATTTCGGCGAGGAAAGAAGCCGGTAAAAGGGGAGGATCGGCTAAGGCTGCAAAAACAAAGGGTAATTCGTCTAGCAATGCTATGATTTTGCTACAAGACACGCGTGCGTTTCCAGAACCAGAACCAAAACCAGATCCATATAAAGAACCCCCTATGGTCCCCCAGGGGACACCGACGCTCAGCCTTCTTCCCGAAGAGCCTTCAAGGCCCGATGAAGTTCAGACCGCTTTCGATCTATGGAACGAAACGGCGACCATGTGCGGCTTAGCGAAGGCTATCGATCTCGACGACAGGCGCCGGGCTGCAATCCGAAAGAGGCTCAAGCAATCCGGCCTGACGGGCTGGAAAGCGGCTCTGGATGCGGTTCGGGCCAGTGCGTTCTGTCTGGGTCAGGTGAAAGCCCAGGAAGGTCGAAAGCCCTTCAAGGCGACGTTGGACTTCGTTTGCCAAGCCTCTTCATTTCAAAAACTGAGGGAGGGGTTTTACGGCGCCGACGCCAAACCGGCGTTAGTGATTGCGGCAAATGCCGCGCCGCTGACCCAAGAACAAATTTGGGAAAAGCGCGTGTCAAAATTCAAGGACGGTGGCCCGTGGCCGATTGATTGGGGCAATTCTCCGGGGCGGCACGAGTGCGAGGTCCCGGTCCATATCCTGGTCAAATACGGGTTCAAAACCCCGGCTGAGATCGCGGAAATGAACGCCAACGTGACGATATTTCCAACCGAACGGAGGGCGTTTTGACCCCGATTAGAACCCTTCCCCGCATCATCGAATGGCGCGGATACCTCGTGGCGATCGGCGAAAACATCGTCGTTCTCCGCAAGGGCAAGCCACCGCTTCGGATGATCAACGGCGGCAAACTGGAGCGCGTCGCATGACCGACCAATCCCCAGAACAACCGTTGGCCCACCATTTCGAGGAAAAGAACGGTCGGCGCTGGCTGGTTGTGATGCACCCGGACGGATGCAGACACATGCGAAATCCGGTTCACAGCGATACTCATGCGGCGATCTGCCTTCCGATCATGACGCGGCTGATATTGGGCGTTGATGCCCTAGACGATGAAAGGCGAGCCCGTATCCGGGCTGCGTATGCTCTGCCATGACCGATCAACCCCAACCCCGCGAGACAATCCGCGCCAGCTCCTACGGCTATGGCTACGGGGAGGAACGTCCGCTGGGCCAGGGGCAGTCAAACCGCGTGAAACAGAGGCGCAAGCGGCGCGAACGGGAATTGCAGAGGGCGATAGAAGAATGAACCGTTCCACCAAATACGAAGACTTTCTGGCGCGAAAGGCGATCGCCGATCCGGCGACGGGTTTAATCAGTTTTCCGCCCCTCCCTGAGAAAATGTTCCCGTTTCAGCGCGACATTACGTCGTGGGCATTGCGCCGGGGTCGGGCGGCATTGTTCGCCGGGACCGGCTTGGGCAAATCGTTCATGGAGTTGGCATGGGCGGACGCTGTTCACCGGGAGACGGGCCGCGACATTCTTCATCTGGCGCCGTTGGCGGTCACCGCTCAGATGGTCCGCGAAGCAGATAAGTTTGGGATCGCAGCTCGCCAGGTCCGCGATCAGGCCGGGTGTTTGTCGGGAACAAACATCACGAATTATCAGAAGATCGAGCATTTCGATTTGTCGCAATTCGGGGGTGTGATCCTTGATGAAAGTTCGATCCTGAAATCGACTGATGGTCATTATCGAACACGGCTGATCGAAGAGTGCGCGCAAATACCGTTTCGGCTCGCTGCGACCGCTACGCCTGCACCTAACGACTTCATGGAGTTGGGCAATCACGCCGAGTTCCTGGGCGTCATGTCCTATACCGACATGCTGGCGACATTCTTCACGCACGATGGTGGTGAAACCCAAAAGTGGAGGCTTAAGGGCCACGCTGAAAACGAGTTTTGGAAATGGATGGCCTCTTGGGCGGTCATGCTCAGAAAGCCGTCCGATCTCGGCTATGACGATGCCGGCTATGATCTTCCGCCGCTTCGCATCCATCAGCACACCGTGGGCGTCGATGACGCTGCGGCCCAACGTGCCGGGTTCCTATTCGCCATGCCGGCTGAGACGCTGGCCGATCGCATCAAAGCGCGTCGGGACACGATACAGGATCGCGTCGCCATGGCCGCTCAGATCACGCCTATGGACCGTTCCGTGTTGTGGTGGTGCAATCTGAATGCTGAGAGCGAAGCGCTTACACGGGCCATCCCTGGATGCGTAGAGCTACGTGGATCAGACAGCGAAGACGAAAAAGAACGCAAGATTCTCGGTTTCTGCGACGGCTCAATCTGGCGAATGGTCACCAAGCCGTCGATGATGTCGTTCGGCGTCAATGCCCAGGTCTGTCACTGGACGGGGTTTGTCGGGCTAAACGATAGTTGGGAGCAATATTATCAGGCTGTGCGCCGGTTCTGGCGCTTTGGGCAAACCGAACCGGTTGATGCGCATCTGATAGCCGCTGAGACGGAAGGAAACGTCGTTGCGAACCTACGCCGAAAAGAAGCCGACGCCGATCGGATGATGGCCTCAATGATCATGCACACCCGCGATCTTTCATCCCAAGCGGTGCGCGGTTCGATCCGCGAAAACCCGCTTTACAATCCACAAATAACGATGGAGTTGCCAAAATGGATAGCCGCGTAGTCAATCAGGTCGTAAACGAACAATTCGCGATTTACGAAGGCGATAGCTGCGAAATTCTGCGCGGAATACCAGGAGACAGCATTCATTTTGGCGTCCACTCTCCCCCGTTTGAAGGATTGTATCGGTTTTCGGCCTTTGATAGGGACGTTTCAAACAATGAAGGGTCTAATTTCTGGGAGGCTTATGGGTTCATAATCTCAGAATTACTTCGCGTGACTATGCCTGGACGCCTTCACTCGGTGCATTGTATGCAGCTCCCGCGATCCAAGACGCGCCATGGCAACATCGGGATGCGTGATTTCCGTGGGGAGATCATTCGCGCCTATGAGGACGCAGGATGGCTGTTTCATTCGGAAGTGTGCATTTGGAAAGACCCTGTAGTGGCCCAGCAGCGCACGAAATCGCTGCGTCTCCTTCATAAGCAGATCATGAAGGATTCATGCATGAGCGGTCAGGGGTTGGCTGATTATGTGGTGACGTTCCGAAAGCGTGGCGAAAATCCAGAGCCGGTGGATGGTAAGTTTGATCAGTGGATCGGCGCCGCACCGGCTGACACCGAAGGCAAGTGGTCCGATGCGCGGACTGCCTTTGGCGTCGATATTAGCCGCGAAGCCTATGATCGCCATGCTCAGGAAGTTCGTGAGGCTGGCGGTTCGGTCTGGCCGTTTGATACGTGGGTTTCCGTGCTCGTTTGGCAGCGTTACGCTTCGCCGGTCTGGATGGATATAGACCAAACTCGGACGCTCCAATATCGAGGTGGTCGCGACGAGAAAGATGAAGTCCACGTTTCGCCGCTCCAGCTCGACGTGATCGAGCGATGCTTGGAGTTGTGGTCAAATCCCGGCGACACGATCTTAACGCCGTTTATGGGCATTGGGTCAGAGGTTTTCGCCGCCGTCGAAATGGGGCGTAAGGCAATCGGAATTGAACTCAAGCCTAGCTATTTCCGTCAGGCGGTCAAAAACCTGGCCCAAGTCGGGATGCGAAATCCCCAATCGTCAATGTTGGACCAATTCGCGGATGAAGACGCCACGCTGTTCGCCGAAGCCGACGAATGAAGCCTCCCCGCCAGCGCTACAGCCGCTCGAACTGCTGCGTCCCTGGATGCGCTCGGTATTCGACGGTGTTCCCGGCTGAATGGCTCTGTGGCGACCACTGGCGCATGGTCCCACGGGATTTGCGGGCAATTCGGGGGCGCATGGTGCGGCGATGGAAGCGGACGGGCGAATGGTCGCGCTCGGAAAAGTGGCCGTCGATTAACCGGGCGCTGGATGGGTGGTGGCGCCGGGTGAGGCGGGCGGCGATTTGCAGGGCGGGGTAGTGTCTCATTTTGAATTTTGAGGCCGTTGACAGGCGTGGCGGGCGCCGCGATCTGAGGCCTCCACACTGGCCGATTGATTCAAATCAGCGCCTCGTATTGACATTTTGCTCACCATCATCGCATCGGTGCGGACCCCAATTTTTCGAATCAAGTTGACAAAGAGGCGAAAAGCGGCCGGCTGATGCCATTGGATGCGCGGTGATGGTCGGCAAAATTGCTACAGGGGAGATTGAAGAATCTTCCTCACCCACGCGTCACGAACGCGCGCGTAAGGGTGGGCTGGCGCGGATGGGCGTCCTGTCAGACAGCGAGCGTTCAGAGATTGCAAAGCGAGCCGCAGGGGCGCGCTGGAATTCAAAGGAGGCGAGTATGACCCATTCTGATTGTTCCGAACTCGCCGCTCTCTATGCGAGAAAGGCGGAGGCTGGTCTGGTCGATGTCAAATTTTTCGTTGGGAATGTCGGCGAGGCCGTGAGCGAGATCGTATGTGGCGAAGTGCTAAGGCTCGAAGAAGCTATAGCACGCGGGGACGTGTTTCCCCTGGATTTTGACTCCGCCGATGTTGGTTCGAACCCAGCTCCCCGAGCCATCCGATCGCAACCTAGTCTGCGGCGATAATCCATCGGCCTCGTAGGCTAGTGGATAAACCGCCGCGCTTCGAACGCGGAATCTCAGGTTCAAATCCTGACGAGGCCGCCAAGTCCTGGTGTAGCTCAGCCTGGTTAGAGTGCCGCACTTGGAATGCGGAGGTCGAGAGTTCGAATCCCTCCACCCAGACCATTTTCCATCCACGACCGGCTTGCAAATGCGCCGGGATTGTAAACGGAGACGACAATGCAAGTTTTCCCAGGCGCGCATGGTGGCCTGATCAAGGCATGGATCGACGGTGTTCAGGTCGAGCATCAAGCCCGCAAGCAGATCGATAATATCGCTGCGATGCCCTTCATTCATAAGCATGTCGCGATCATGCCCGATGTTCATTGGGGTATGGGTGCGACGGTTGGATCTGTAATTCCAACCAAGGGCGCCATTATTCCGGCGGCTGTTGGCGTGGACATCGGGTGCGGGATGATGGCTCAACGCACGTCACTCACGGCGTCCGATTTGCCTGATAATCTTCATGCACTGAGAACCGAAATCGAGCGCCGTATACCGCACGGCCGCACCAACAATGGTGCGCCAGGGGACTGCGGTGCATGGGGGACTGTGCCTGACCATGCTGCGTTAGCCTTTGCTGATCAACGCGACGCACTGGTGAAGATCATCGATAAGCATCCGAAAATCGGTCAAGCAGCCAAGCGCGCACCATCACATCTGGGGACGCTCGGAACCGGAAACCACTTTATCGAGGTTTGCTTAGACCAGGATCAACGTGTCTGGGTTATGCTGCACTCTGGATCGCGCGGGATAGGTAACCGCATTGGGTCTTATTTCATTGAGCGCGCCAAGGCCGAGATGAAACGCTGGTTTATTAGCCTGCCAGACGAAGATTTAGCCTATATCCCGCAAGGATCAGAACTGTTTGGCGACTACATGGGCGCTTTGTCTTGGGCTCAGAAATTCGCACGGACGAATCGAGAATTGATGATGGGGGCAGCGCTTGGCGCACTTCAAGACGCCGTTAAGCCATTCTCCTGTGACTGTCAGGCAGTTAATTGCCATCACAACTACGTCGCCACAGAGCATCATTTCGGCTCGGATGTGTTGGTAACTCGAAAGGGCGCCGTGCGCGTGACGCCTACTGACCTCGGTATTATTCCGGGGTCAATGGGCACTAAATCATTCATCGTGCGTGGCATTAACGGACGGGCTGCGGCTGAAGCTTTGTGCTCATGCTCGCATGGCGCTGGGCGCGCAATGTCTAGGTCCGAGGCTAAACGCAGGTTTACTTTGGCTGATCACGCGGCAGCCGTCGAGGGGGTTGAGTGCCGTCTTGATGAGGATGTGATCGACGAAACTCCGATGGCCTACAAAAGCATTGACGCTGTTATGGCGGCTCAGGCTGATCATGTCGAAATCGTCCATACACTTAAGCAGGTCCTGTGCGTAAAGGGCTAGCGAAACGCCCGCTTAGGCCATGGCCGGCATTGCTTCTGAAACGGCCGCCCCTGGAGCCTGGATCGCGCAGGACGGGCGGGAGCGGAATTTACGGGCTCAGATGGCTCTGACGCAAAACGGGCCTGTAGCGCGCTCTGTAGGGCTTCCTCGCGTTTGAGGATTCGCTTTGCCTTGGCGATGGCTTTCCGATCGGCGCGGGTTTTTGCTTTATGGCACTCGACGGCGATGAGGGTGAGGTTGGATATGTGGTCTAAACCGCCCAAAGCCAGCGGTATCGTGTGCTCGACCTGAACGCCTGGCGCGCCGCAACCGCATGAGCAAAGCGGGCCGTCTCGTTCGATCAACTCCCGCCGCCGCTTCGCCGTCATAGCGCGCCTGGGCGTGGCGGGGACGGGAGGGCGGTTCATTATGCGATCCACAGGGCTTTCTTGCCGTGCCGCTGATTTCGGGATATAAAATTCGGGACCGTGGGCGTTGGACGCGCCGCACGGTCCCTTGATCGGCCCCAGAGTTCACCTGAAGCGCGACCCAATTCATGATCATCCATCGCGGATTTCGTTTCAAGCTTTCGCCAACCGACGAGCAGGAAATTCTGTTCTTTCAGTTCGCTGGTGTTTGCCGCCTCGTTTATAACTTGGCTCTTGAGCAGCGCGAGACATGGTGGCGCCAATTCCGGCGAAACACAGGTCGTTCTATTGGATGGGCATCGCAATCCCTGGAGGTAACAAATCTCCGAGCCGAGTTCGATTGGATCGCCGCCGTAAACAGAAGTTGCATCGAACAGGCGTTGCATGATCTTGATCAAGCGTTCTCTAACTTCTTTTCTG